AAGTAGTTGATAAGACATTTGATTACATGATTCTTGTGGACACTTTGTCTATGAGTATTGCTATTACTGACTGGGAGAGTATTGAGAAGCGTATTTACTTCACACCTTCTTCTCCTACTGCTAAGTTTAAACTCCAACCGGGTGAGTATACAATGCTCGCTGAGAATATTAAACCCACAGAGAAGTCTATGACCTCTGCTCAGATTTTAGATAACCTTCAAGAGATCCTTTGATGAAGTCACTCAAGACACCTCTTCGCTATCCTGGTGGTAAGTCCCGTGCTTGCACTAAGATGGATCCTTATTTTCCTGATCTTCGTAATTACAAAGAGTATCGTGAACCTTTCCTGGGTGGTGGGAGCGTAGCGATACATATTACCAAGAAGTATCCTCACTTGGATATTTGGGTCAATGATTTTTATAGACCCCTTTATAATTTTTGGCGTGTATTGCAGGATGACCTTGAAGCGGGACTTCCTCTTTATAATAATCTTTTAGATCTAAAATCTCGCCACTCAGATGAGGACTCGGCAAGGAGTTTATTTGTAAAATCAAAGGAAGTTGTTAATGACTATACTGAATCGGATTTATCTCGTGCAGCTGCTTTTTATATTATTAACAAGTGCAGTTTTAGTGGTCTCACTGAATCCTCATCCTTCAGTAGACAAGCAAGTGTCTCCAACTTCTCAATGCGAGGAATCGAAAAACTTCCAGGATACTCTGAGATAATTAAGAACTGGAAGATTACCAACAAGTCATATGAAGAACTGCTCACTGATAGTAAGGATGTATTTACATATCTAGATCCTCCATATGATATTAAAGACAATCTTTATGGAAAAAAGGGGAGTATGCATAATGGATTTAATCATGATGATTTTGCTCTCGATTGTGATCGGCATATTGGTCACCAATTAATATCATACAACTCTTCCAATCTAGTCAAGGAAAGATTTGATGGATGGAATGCCGGTGAATTTGATTTGACTTATACCATGCGTTCTGTTGGTGAATACATGCGCGAACAAAAAAATCGCAAAGAACTTTTACTTTTTAATTATGGAACTAAAGGACTGGTTGAACTCAATTAATTTTACAAAGGAAGATCTAAGTGAGGACACTAGCTCTTATCCCCCATATATCGTTAATCGTTGTCTGTCTGGGCACCTTGATTGTGTCATGTTTGCTAATGAAATGAATAAGTATAACTTTCTTGATAAAGATATGCAATATTCTTTTTATCTAAATACTTTGAGGAAAAGAAAGAGGTTCTCTCCTTGGCTCCGAAAGGATAAAGTCCAGGATCTAGAATGTGTCAAACAATACTATGGTTATAGTAACGAGAAGGCATCTCAAGCTCTGAAAATTCTTACTAAAGAACAGATTAATTTTATTAAACAACGACTTGACACTGGAGGAATGAAATGAGTACTACGGTTGAACCTACGGTACAGTGGTCACAAGATCAAATGGTGGAAGTGCTTCTGAGTGAACCCGATGACTTCTTGAAAGTTCGTGAGACGCTAACACGCATTGGAGTTGCATCTCGCAAGGAAAAGAAACTCTATCAGTCTTGTCACATTTTGCACAAGCAGGGTCGCTATTTCATCGTGCATTTTAAGGAGCTCTTTGCATTAGATGGAAAACATGCCAACCTTACAGTCAATGATGTTCAGAGAAGAAATCGAATTGCACGTCTCCTCGCAGACTGGGGACTGATAAGTGTTGTCAAAGAAGATAGTGTTTTAGATATTGCTCCTTTGAATCAAATCAAGGTGCTTGCCTATAAAGATAAAGGAGAATGGCAACTTGAGCAAAAGTATAACATTGGTAAAAAAACTAAACCCCAGGAAACCGAATAAATAATCTTGAGACCTTTCGTGCGGTCTCTACGAAAGTCGGAACACCCGTGACCCCTGCTTGACAGGGGTCTTTTTTTATGTTATAAATAGAGTGTCTCAACAGTTTAGGCTACCGAGGCAAAACTGCTATTAGCATACCGGAGGTATTAATATGGACTCAAACGTCCAATTGGAATCAGAATTCCAACGTAGAGGGTTTGGTAAAATCCTTGATCTCAGAGACGAGACTCTAAATAACCTACCAAAACCAAAACAAAAACACGGAAAATTTATTAAGTTTTCGTTCCTAGATCTTAACAACGTCAAAGAAGACGATCAAGATTACTGGAACGTTGCCGTTAGAGATGAACAGAATACTCCTGTTCGTATTGAGGCAATGCAGCAATCCTATGTCACTTATGGGTGGCTCTATTCTGAATTTCCACCTTGTGTTGGATTAGATGATGGTCGTCCTAGGGATGGTAGAACACGTATTCTTGCGGCAAAAAAATCGGGTGAAAGATGGATGATTATCGCCTTCTTTTCATATGAGGAAACATCTAATCCTGTAACCGATTACATTTCTGATTCTATCGCTTGTCAACAGCGTCCTGCATCTACTGGTGTGACAATGAATGATCTTGTTGCAGCAGGTCTCGCTTGCATTGATGCTGGTGAATGTGAACCAGAAAAATCTGCTGTTGAAAACTTAGTCTACAATGAGTTGGAGGCAGAAAAGTTTTTCTCCAATATCAGTGGAAATCTCACTAAGATTGTTAACCAAATTCTTAATTCTCTTGACGAAGAAGGAGGTGTTGGTGGAACTACCGTTCGTCGTAGTCGTGATGAGTGGATTGAGTGGTTGGAGAAAGCAGGTTATCCTGAGGGAACTTATATTCTTCTTTCAGTAGACAACCCAACCTATGCTATGCGAGCATGGTGTCAACACTTGCTACCTTTCTTTTCCAAGAAAAAGGGTAAAGCAAGTATCATACTCTACACCAATGCAAAAACTGGTGAAAAAGCAAGAACTCTTATGAACACATTCGCTGAGGATCTTGGTTATTTTTATTCTTCTTCTTTTTCCATGGTTAACAGGGCACAAAGTGCGGTTGAGGTAAAAGTTGCAGATCCTGCTCCTTTTGTTATTGAAGGTGCCATCCCTCAAATTATGGATGAGCATGATATTAATAGTCGTAAATTAATTAAAATTGACGAGTATTGATAACCGAATAAAAAATTACGGGGTTCCACACCCCGTTTTTTTGTATATGTTGTATAATTAGTAGTGTCAGAGGAGGAGACCTACGAGTTTCCCTTTGACGCCAAAAAGGTTGCCTTCGGGGACCACAAAACACAAACTCGCTTTTAAAGGAGCTACTATCATGGGTAACATTAACACCTACAAGTATGGTGCGTCGGATCTTCCTGCACTGTTGGATAAGATTTCAAAAAATAGTATTGGTATGAATGATTACCTAAATAGGGTATTCGATCTACACGAAACCACGTCGAACTATCCACCATATAATCTTGTTGAAGTAAGCAACGTTGAAAATAGGTTAGAGATTGCTCTGGCGGGGTTCAGAAAAGCAGAAGTCAATGTATACACACAAGATGGTAAACTCTTTATCGAAGGTCAAAAGGAGGATACTGAAACGGAAACCAACTACTTGCACAAGGGTCTGGCTCAACGGTCATTTACTAGAGCGTGGACGCTCAGTGACGATACAGAGGTTCGATCAGTTACTTTTGAAGATGGGTTATTGAGTGTTACCCTAGGTAGGATTGTTCCTGTTCATCATCAACGTAAAGACTGGTTCTAAATAGTAGTGGCTACCTTGTTAAATATCGTCGCCGCAGAGGGGCAACTGGCAAAATCCAGTTGACGCCCCTCTTTTTTCTTGGTAGAATACTCTTGAAGTTAAAATGTCTCATGGCACCCAAGAAAAAAGAGTATGTTGAAACTGTCTTACCCGTATCAGGCAATGGTGTGGAGTATGAGGTAATCAGTCGCGAGATAACTGAGAACGCACATCGCCAGTGGCCTGATATCAAAATAGACCCTTATGATGAAATCGTAGAGATCCGTAAGAAGACATGCTATGGTAATCCTGAAGAGGTCTTTGAGACTTTTGAAACAGTACGCTATCGTAAGTACAAACCTGTCCCCGAACTTCCCACAGAAGTTAAAGTAGAAAAACAAAAAGTTAAAAAAGAAGTGAAAGCAGAAACATGACTATTAAACTATTACTCCTGAAGTCTGGTGAAGATATGATTGCCAGTGTGGCAGAAATGGGATATGGTGAAGGTGATGACCGACGAGTAGTTGGATATTATCTTAACAAACCCTGTATCATCAAGATGCGTGATCCTAACGTTCTTGATGATGAGAGTGAAGGACGTGGACGTAAGGCTGGATATGAGGTGTCTCTCTTCCCCTGGATTCCACTGTCTGCTGAAGAAACCATCCCCGTCCCTGCTGACTGGGTTGTGACTATGGTAGAACCAACCGTCAAACTTAAAGAAATGTACATCGAGGACATTGTAGACCATGGAAAAAACAATCAAAGCAATTCTGCTGACAAACAATCAGATACTGATCAGTCAGATTGATGAGGTAGGAGCAGACATCGGTCAACCAGACTGCAAGTTAACCAATCCTTTTATCATCCAAAAAGAAGGAACTCTTGAACCATGGTTAGTTTCTGTGTCACGTCAAGATGAATTTATGATTAGTTCTGATAAGATTATTACCCTTACAGAACCTATGCCCACCCTGGTTGAAAAATACGAAAAGCTCACTAAGTAATGCGTTTTTACACTAATGTTCAATTGATTGGTAATCAGTTCCTTGTTCGTGGAGTTGAGAATGGTAGGAGG